TAGAGAGGACGTTGGAGAAGGTGCCGCCCACGATCGGGTGCGAGGCACTGACGAGCGAGACGCCATCACCACCAAGATACGAGCCGTTGAACGCACGGTTGAGGATGTTGGCGCAGAGCGTATCCTTCGCGCCATTAGCGACGTGGATGCTGGCGATGCTCAGCATGCGGTCGAAGGCCTGCTTCTCCTCGTCGGTCTTCTGCTCGGTCAGCGTATCGCTGATGTCCTCTCCCGCAGCTGCACTGGCGACGTCGATCGTCGTCTGTGCGTACCACATGGCGATGTGCTCCTTGAGGTGATTGATGATCACCGGCAGATACGCCGGAGCCATGAGCGGGCTCGAGCCGAGGAATGGTGACTGCAGGTAGGCGAGATGCGCCTCGAGATGTGCGAGATGATCCTGCTCTGGGAAAGCAATGACCGGCTTGCCCATTGTCGCCATGACGTTCTCGTTGATGGCGTTCTGCATCGTTGGTTGGGTCTCCGGAACCAGTAGCTCCTCTGAGTTCGGAACCTTGAGAACGCGCAGCACCATCTCCTCTACGCGCCGTAAGTTGTAGAGCTGAGGCAGGAGTGATGCACGTTGCGTGATCGCCTGCACCTGCGCAAAGCGCTGCGTCTCAGCGAATATCTCGGGGTCACTAACCGGGATGACGTCGACCGGACCGTTGAAGTCCTTCCGGTTACCTAAGTCCTCACCCACATCCACATCAATACGGTCATCGTCGAGGTACAAGCCGTTGAGGCGATGTACGATCGTGAGAACGTGATGCATGGCGGTGTGTAAACGGCCATGAATAGCGGAGAAGACGACGAGCCCCTGCTCGATGCGGGCGAGCGTGGTGCCGACCGGCGCGTTGGCGCCCTGATCCGATGTGTCATCGAAAGTGGTGCGGACGACGCCGCGCGCCGCCTCGCCGAGGAAGCCCAGCAGCTGGAAGAGGACAGTGCTTGGCGGGTTGAACGGCAGCGGCATGGCCGCCTTGCGAATGTCGTCGACGTTGAGGCCTGCATCGACCTCGCGTGTCGTGCCCGGCTTGAGGTCGATGTTCTGACCGCTCATCGGCCCGCTCTTCAGGGTGACCATGGTGGCCACGTTCTGGATGTGGGCACTGTCGAGCAGAGCGCGCAGGGCGCCAGTCGAAGCGGCACTGAGGCCACCAATCATGTGGGGCAGGCCTATCGGGTAGACATCACGCCACGGGATGAACGGCCACTCGACGCAGTGCAGCAGCGCCTCTGGGTTCTCCTGTGTGTCGCTCTCCGCCCAGTTGCGGTAGATCGCAAGTATCTTGCGGCTGTCATCGTCGAGGCTGACCAGATAGGGCTTGGGGGCGCTGTCCTCGTCGTCCTCGATCGTCAGCCACGTCTCGATCTCATAGATCGTACGCTGCCCGTCCTTGTTCTGCCCCGGGTCTTCCTTGCCCTCGATCTTCAGCGTGGCTGCCCGTGAGGCTGTGTCGTCCTCGAGCATTGATGGTGCTGAGAGATCAACGGTGCGGTACATCTCCGAGCGCATGCGACGCTTGAACTCGAGGTCGGTGATGCGTTGGACGTGTGTCCTGCGCTCGGCTGTGTAGAAGCTGGAGGCTGCGAAGGGGAGCAGCATGTCGTCAATGGGGACGAACTCGAAGGTTGGGCGGTTGCGTTCCTTACTCCAATTGACCTTGAGGTATTGCGCGCCGCCGAGTGGCACCTGCGTCAGGAGCTTCTCCAGCTCTGAGCGGAAGTCCGGGCAGGCTGTCGTCAGCTGCCAATTCATCAGGGCCACCTTGCGGCGAGCCTTCTTGAGCTTCACGTCGTCTGCTACGCCGGGGATGTAGTCCTTGACCGGGCCGCCTGATGGTGAGAGCTCCTTCATCGCCCGCGCCGCGAAGTCGACGCAGGCCTCGGTGAGCATGGGATGGACGACCTTGCTGGCGCCTTCGAAGTCTGCACCCCCGGGTGCATCGTCGCCGAGCCCCGTACGCTTCAGGCCGTCGGCCTGCTGCTCGTCGCGCTTTTTGCGCGCCTCCTTGTCCAGATCGAGGAGATCGATCATCTCCGTGGCCAGCTGGCTCAGCTTGAGCTCATCGATCACGCCGTCGGCGAGGTTGGTGTAGAACTCGGTATCTGTGTTCGGCGCCTTGCCGTCATCGTCGTCGAGCTTGACGATCGCACCACCATCGGGCGTATCGGTGACGTCATCCTCGGATGGCGTGAAGGGGACGATCTCGCCGAGCTCCTCGCCGGGAGCTTCAGGCTGGGGCTCGCTCGCCTCCTCATTGGGGAGTGCGGGCTTGAGCTCCTCTTCGTCCATGGCGATCCCCTCAGGCGGCATATGGGTTGGCGTACTTCGGTGGAGGCGGAACAACAGGCTCCTTGCCTTCGGTCGGCTTTCTTACAGCAGACATGATGGTCTTGTCCAGTAGGACGCGGAAGGCCTGCGAGACTGTATCCACGAAGTCGTCGTGCTTGGTGGTGCCGGGCCCTGAGTAGCTGCACAGCTGCTCGATGAGTGGATTGGCCCACGTCCTCGGCTGGCCGGGGAGCTTCGCGCTCTCGGGCACCCACACCTGCCGCCTCGCGAAGACTGGAGAGACCATGTGTAGACGGCTCAGCTTGTCTGCACGTCCGGGGTTGTAGGCGTAGGCGTAGATGCCGTCGCGGGTCAGAGCCTGACGCAGGCTGATGCCCGAGCCCTTGTCCTCGACGATCAGCAGGTCTGGCTTGCGCCCCGAGGTCAGCGGCTTGTCGCTGCCGAACATGGGGGCGATGAGGGCCTTGTCCTGATCGTCGCCGTAGTGGACGTTGAGCTCGCGCTTCACGCGCTTGATGAGGTCAGGGAAGCCTAGATGCTCCTGCCAACAGTCGAGCAGCAGAGCGTTGGACCGCTTCTCGTGGTGGAAGACGCCCCAAACGCTGCAGGCTGTGGGGTCGGCGGCCATGAGGCCATCACTGCCCTTGCTGATCGTCGCCTCGGTGAAGGCGGTGTCGAGGCTCATGATGATCCACTGGAACTCCGGCAGCCTCTTCTCTGCGGGCCACAGACGCAACCAGCTCTGACGGATGACGCCCGCCTCCTTCGGGTCGATCAACTCGCCGTCGAGCTCCTGACGGCCCAGCGTCGTGCCCTCGTACTGCTTGAGCTGGCGGAAGAAGGTTGGTGCGAGGTTGGCCTTGTTGTCGCTCGTCTTGCCCTTGGTGATGACGGTGCGATCAGCCTTCACGAGGCGAGTGATGATGGGCACCGGCTTGGGTGTTGTGGTCCACACCGCGCGCGGATGCTGACCCAAGCGCAGGCCGAACATGGCCATGTCCCACGTCGCCTCGGCGCGCATCCACGCTGCAACCTCATCAGCCCACAGCCCGCGGCATTGAGGCCCGCGAAGGCGATCGGCCTTCTCTGCGCTGAAGCCCCTGATCTCGGAGCCGTTGACCAGTGTCATCAGCAGGTCTGATGCGTTCCACTTATCGATGAGTTTGGGTGGTATGATGCTGTTCAGCCCTGCGGGCCCCTCGAAGCAGACGAAGCGCACGTCGGCCTGCGTTGGTGCGATGACGTGGTATGGACCGGGATCGTTCCACGCCTGCTCGGCCAGCCACTGTGCGCCCAGCCGCGTCTTACCGAAGCCTCGACCCGCCATGGCGCCCCAAAAGTCCCACTCATCGCCCTCAGGGGCGAGTTGGTTGGGACGTGCTGTCAGCCGCCAGTCGAGCTGCCAGTTGAGGGCGATGAGGTCGATAGCGCTGAGAGCCTCGAGCTGCTCGCGCTGGAGGGTGATCGCATTCACGGAGAGCGTGTAAACCCTTCTGCGCTACCAGCCACGGAGGTACAGGAACAGAGCGAAGCCTGCTGCGCCGATGACGCAGCCAAACAGGAACTCAACCATCGATTATCTCTCCCTCTGGCGGGCCTGATAGCCTGCGCAGCTTGCCTTGGATGTCCTCGACCATCTGTCGCGTGGCCTCGGCGTTGATGTGGATGTGCGTGTCGCCCTTCTTCTCAGGCTCCCACATCTTCAGTGATTGGCCCAGCTTGTCGAGGGCCTGCATCTTGTCGTGTAAACGGATGTCAAGCGTCGTGATGTTACCCATGTCGTCGCGGTGGAGCTTCAGCGACTTGATCGCAGCGCGCTGCTCGTAACTCAGTTTCGACAGGTCTCCGCTGGTCATTATCTCTTTGTAATCAACGGCATGGCTGAAGGCAATCGCCGCGTATTCCCGCGCAATCCGGTCGGCTGTGATCTCGTAGCGCTGCTTCGCATCGCTGTTGAGCGTGACCATACGCGCCAAATGGTTCTGCACACTAGCGCGCTCTAGCAGCCGCACAGCGCTTACCGAGCCACCATTCGCCGAGTAACCTGCAGCGATCACTGCAGCTGTCTGATTGTCCATGTGGTTGTAGAAATACTCGTGGCAGAACTTCAGCTCCCGCAGCGACAAGCCGAACGGATTATCTGTGAGATCGTAGGTCACCGGTGCTTGCATGCTCATCGACTTACCCTACCAACTACCCGCCTGTCAAGCTCTGCGGGTCCGAGGGGTGTAACCCATCTCCGCGCTGGAGACAAGAACCCCCGGGCTGCGAAAAACACAACCCGGGGGCAAGGGAGGGGTCAGGAGGGCCCGACGATCTCCACCTACCAGCTCATCACCACCGCGTCAACTATTTCGAAACTGTTCGAGGGTCTCGACACTATCGATACCCTATCAACTACTCGCTTGATCACAACCAGTCTGAGCCGGGGATTTTTGATCAAGTAGTCACTTAATCAAAACCACGGAAATCTGCGGTAGCTCTGGGTGCGGAAAATGCAGAAAACGTGGGTACCCCCTAAAGGGGGTAACCCCACTACGTTTTCCGCATTATTCCACAACCCTCCCAGAGCCTGCTCGTTTGCAGAAATTGCAGCGTTTACTGCATTTACTGCATTTTCCGCAGTGTTGAAAGTATTCTGTTGACAACCACACACTTACTCGATATACGCCCGTTTACACCAACCGGAGAACCCGCATGAACATTGATCGCTCCGCTATCGCCCGCGCCGTCGCCAAGGCCATCGCCTACAAGCTCTGCGGCAAGGATGCCGACGCACAGGAGTGGGCCCGCGAACTTGTTCGCCTCCTCCACTGCGCGGAGATACTGGCATGAACCAGACCGAATTCCTCGCCGCGATCCGCAAGGCCGAGTACTGCTTCGCCTACGTCCATTACTCCTGCGACGACGGCCTGTATGTCCTGGTGACCAAGGCCGCACTTATCAAACGCTTCTCCAAGCCCGCCTTCGCCGACATCACCTTCAAGGCCGAGATGAGCTACGGCAGCCTCTACATCAACTAGGAGCCAGACATGACCTCCCGAGACAACGCCCGCTCCTGCGGTTACCTCGACGGTCTCCATGGCCGACCGAACAGCCGCCTGCGGTACCCGCCCTTCGATCGCTGGCATTACGACCAAGGCCACCGGGACGGCGTGCGCAGCCGCATCATCAACGACGCCTTCCGGCCACTTCCGTAAAGTACCCGCTTGACAACCACATAAAAAGCCGGTAAAGCAACACTTACACCAACCGGAGAACTGACATGGCTAAGAACATCAAGTACACCGCCCGCGACGCCGATGGCCAAACCCACACCCGCTCATCGAAGCGCGTTTACACCCACACGGTCGTCGCCAAGCTCGACATCGACGCCATGATCCGCGACGCCGACACCACGGGCCGCGCCTACTCTATCCAGAACCACGCCGTCTACGTCGGCTATGCAACCAACGGCTGGAAGCCCGCCAAGTGGATGGACCCGGAGATTGCGAAGCAGCATCGCGAGGAGGGTTTTGCGTGTGGCCGCCGGTTCCTCGCCGAGCACGGCACCGATCCAGCCGCCTACGCCGAGGCATGCTACCAGCGCCAAGTCGCTCGCTTCACCGCAGACACCGAGTATCACAACCTCGGCTGGTGCGGTCGCCTCGGCCTCGCCCAGAAGCTCGCCGCCAAGTGCGCTGCGGGCCAGTACACCAAGTACCGCGATATCACGATCCTCGAAGCGGAGACCGCAGCATGACGACCGACCTCAACCAAGCCATCCGCGAGGAGGCCCTCAAGCGCGCCAAGGCCGAAGTCAAAGAGATCGGTCTCCTGCACGGAGACGACGCTCACGCCGAACATCTGGCCCGCGCCACAGCCCGCATCGTCCAAGACCTCACGAAGAACGGCTGGAAGCCTACCACCCCCGGCGGGGAGCTGTGGAGTAAGGCTTGGGGGGCTTACACCCGCGTATTGGCGGCACCTGCTAGTGCCTGCATGGACGATGTTGATGTTACCGACCTCGCCGATCGCGCAGCCGTTGCCTTCCTTGATGAGTTCATCGAGACGGAGCGTACAGTCCCTACCTATGTGCTGGAAGCTGTAAGCAAGTTGATGAGAGAACACGGTAACCTGCCCGACACTAACAGGCTCCGGATATCGGCTGAGACCCTCGATAAGTGGATCAACCGCCATGGCTGACGACTGGAAGCCTGACGACAAGGCGCTGTGCATCAGCAGCGGTAGCTGGAACGACGCCAACCTGTTCCTCTTCCTGCTTCTGCCGCCCACAGGCGGCCCCAAGAGGGGTGACATCACGACGGTGAGGTGCGTCCATCCCTCCCCGTTCGTCGACACCCGGGACCTGTTCATGGCCTTCCATGAGTACCCCGCCGACCTGCACTACCAATCCAGCTACTTCCGCAAACTCCCGCCCTCCAGCGAGGAGCACGTCAACCGGCTCAAGGAGAGCCTGCCAACCAAGGAGAAAATCAATGGGTGACCGAGTACTTATCGTCTGCCACGCAGGCCCGACCGACATCGCACCAGCAGTCTACGCACACTGGGCGGGCAGTGACGCCCCCGATATCC